GCAAACGGCGAGGCGATTCTGGGGTCCCTCCTTCTCCAAGATGGAGAGGGAGTTGTTCCGTACGGGCTTCTTGCCCGACGCAAAACACGGACCCGGTGCAGTTTCCCAACCACTTACGTCTAACGGCAAGTGGCGGAACAAGGAGTGGACGGAAAGACTCGAAAGATTCTTCCGTTCCACGGAGTTCCTTAATCATGATCTCGCAAATGAAGGCGACGATCTGATTCTGCACCCCCCTGGCCAGGAACCACCCGCAAGGGTGATTGCTGTGCCTAAAACGGCGCTGACACCTCGAATCATATCCATCGAGCCGGTTTACAACCAGTTTGTTCAGCAGGGCCTCGCGGCCATGTTTACAAGCTGGATGTATAAGACCGACGACGTTTCATTCGAGTTCAGGGAGCCCAATATGGAACTGGCGCGAGCCGGTTCCAGAACAGGTTCCCATGCGACCATTGACCTTTCTGAGGCCAGTGACCGCATATCTTTGCGTCTTGTCAAAGAGTTGTTCGGCGATCACAAGTATCTCCTCGGAGCTATCTTGGCCTGCCGCTCGATGACAAGCGAACTTCCAGACGGCACTCGCGTGCTGTTGAAGAAGTTCGCGTCTATGGGGTCTGCGCTAACTTTCCCCATCCAAACGCTCGTCTTCGCGACGATCGCTAGGATGGCTATGAAGCGCATGCATAGCAGCGGAGTGAGGGACTTTAACCCCCCACTTCGCGTATATGGGGATGACATCGTCATTCCCACATACGCAGCCCCGGAGCTGATTGATCTGCTTACCTCTTTTGGTTTGAAGGTCAACTACTCAAAGTCTTTCTGGACCGGAAGGTTCAGAGAGTCTTGTGGTGGTGAGTACTTCGCGGGTGCTGACGTTGGAATCGTCAGAACACGCAAGAGGCTGCCATCAGCTCGCAGCGATGTTGAAGAAGTTGTGGCGATTGTTGCCTTCCGTAACCTGTACTGGAAAATGTACGGGCCTTCGGAAGTCGTCACAGTCCTCGATGAATTCATTGAACGGTTGATCCCGTTCCCTGAGGCATACGAGGGCACAGCAGGGCTGGTCGCTTGGAGTTACTGTCCTATACCGCAAGGGTGGGACAAGCAGCTTCAGCGACCCTACGTTTGGGCCATGGTCTCCCGTCCTAAAAGACGGAAGGACCCGCTCGATGGCAATGCTGCGCTTCTCAAGTACTTCTGGACCGGCTTCCAGGTCGATTCAGAGCACTTGCAATACGCTGGGCGTCCGGTGTCGTCCCATCTAAAACACCGAAAAGTCTACCTCTAGTAGGTAGTAGGCCG